AGTTTACTCTTAGCCATGGTGGCCTCCTATTTGGGTTGACGGGCGGAACGATAGCCGAGGCGACCACCCGATGCTTTCTTCACAGGCTGCTTCCCGCTGGTGAAGTTGTCCGTTCCGGACGGGCCGCGAGTTGCCCCCGTTTCTTCATCAACAGAATAAATTTTAATTTCTTCAAAGCCACGAGTCGCCCCGGTCTCTGAATCGACAGAACTACGTGGCGGTGCTTTTGGCTTCGGCCTTGGCATTGCGTTTTTGGTCATGGCATAATTCCTTATTTATTTCGCAGATAATTTCGGAGAAGTTCGATTGGGGCATTATTTACCCCTAACTGATTAACATTATCTGAATACAGGTCACGGTTTGACGGGTCTCCCGGCGGTATTACCAGACCAGACTCACTAAATTGATAGTCTGGATGTATTTCTCGCATCATACGAACAGCTTTATCTTTTCCAAAATCAGATTTCAAACGACGCATTTGTTGATAAACAGTTTCATCTGTTGCGTCTGCGCCAGAACCACCCTCGGCCATCATAGCGTAAGTATTCATGATGTTGTTGCGGACAGCACCGCCTCGGTCCATTCCGATAGAGCCACCACTATTGATAATCTGGTCGATCCGGCTACCACTGCCCTGTGTTGAGCCGAGTCGTTGGGCCGGGGACGGGTCAATACGGATGGCTGGGCCGGTCTTTTCACCACGTCCTGCTGCTCTGGCAGCACTCGCTGCGTCTAGCTGACGCGGAGAACGGGCACCTACACGAGAAGCCGGGGCGACATAGGAAGAAGGTGCTCCCGGGGTTGGCTTGGGCAGGGCGAGTCGAATTTGTTGTTCAATCTGCTTACGTACAACCGGATTCCGGGCAAGTTCTTGTGGGGAGATTCGTCCGATGCCGAGACGCATCGCAAGACGCGACAACACACCGGAAGATACAGCGGCTATTCCACCGATCGGTGCCCCACCATATACAAGAGAATTTAAAATGGCGCTAACTTCATCTTCCGGAGTTGCTTCACGGCCTGTACGTCCTGCCAGTTCTATTCCAGACAATCCTGTGTTTTCACCGGCAGCGGCGCGAATACGGGCGGCTTGAGAACCGTAGACGCCTTCCTGACGAGCCTCTTTTTCCCCGCCTTCAATTACAAGACGTTGTAGTAGGTTATTATAGTCTGTTTCGGCGGCTTCTAAGTCTCTTCGAGAAAAATCATCACCAAATGTTATGTCTCGGCCTTGTGCTTCTTGTAGTCTTTCACGACTTCGTTGAAGCGTCGGAATTGACATACGTTCTTCGCGAATTTCGTCCATACCCTGACCCTGCATGGCGGCGGCGTTGTCGTCCACCATCATCATCCCGGCCTCGCCCGGACCTGCACCGGGCAGAGACCGAACTGGAATAGGAGGAAGCTCTTCCACACTGACAGGAGTTCGAGGCGCGGTTTCCGGAGACGGCAATACTTCCATCATTCGCTCGGCTGCACGGGTGTCGTCAACAATCATGTCGGAAGGAATAGGGACACCGTCCCCGGCATCGTCCATATACTTGCGGATAATATCTGCAACACTTCCACCTGTCAGGGGGTCTTGTCGCATCTGCTCTTCAAGACTGCCAAACTGCATCGGATCAAAAAGCGGACCGAGTTCTCGCTGGGCTGCATACATGTTGTCTTTATCAGTAATAAGTTTAGATATGCGTCTGTACATATCTTTGCCTTCTTCACCAGCGGACGTTGCCTTATCTCCTGCATTACTAACCTGCGATAGCATTGCCATAATATCGTCTTGAATTGCCATGATTACTTTCCTTGTTGCGACAGACGGTTCATCAGGTCTGAAAATTGTGCTTGATCTTCTGGGGCTAGTTTACGACTTTCGTCACTACTACCCAAGAGGCTACGAATTGACTCGTTAAGTTGGGACAGAAGACTTGTGGTGTCTTCCGGCTCTGCCTCCATATATTCGGCAGCAGCTTCTTTTCGCCATTCCATATGAGGAACACCCGGCTTTTCCCATAGATTAGACACAGCCTCGGCTATTTTTGCCGGATCATCGGTTTCAAATACTTCTCGAAGTTTTTCGGCGTTGCCAAATCCAGCCACATCTACGCCGACAATGTCCTTAACTCCGGACGGATCGTAGATGGTGTCGCGAAAAAACTGAATCTGACTTGCATCGCTGTCCTGACGGCCTGTCTTTTTAAGCCATGTCTGGTATTCGTCGAGTTTTCCGGCACCCGACTCCATCTGAAATAATCCGCGTCCCGGTCCACCAGAATATTGTTTCTGCTGGGGATTGAAAGAACCGCCCGTTTCAACTTCAATATTGCCCATGATTCCGGCAATGGCTGTATCACCAAAACCGCTTTCGGATAGAAGCTGTCGAATCCTATTGCTATCAGCCACCAGCGGCCTCTGACTTGGCAACGTCAGCAAGAAGATCAAGCAGCATCTCACGACGACTTTCTTCACGGTCAAGTTCGGCTTCTTCCTTGTCAGACATAATCTTGATGCCGTCCTTGAGGGCGACCATCCGTTGCTGGTCTTCCTTCAGGTCTAGCTGACGGTTTTTGGTTGCAATGTTGGCCGCATCCTTGATAGCGTCGAGTTGTAGTTTTTCTTCATCAAGACGGACACGCTCTCCCTGAAGTGCGACAAGCTGCTGTTCTGGTGTTCCGCCCGAGACAATCTGCTGATTAGCCGTGGCAACACGGGCCGCTGCTTCTGCGATGATTGCGTCCTGCATTCCCTGCTGGACAGCCATCTGGTACTGCTCTGGGGGGACAGTCTGGGCAACCACACCCTCGATCTGTGTCTTGTACCGGAGCATCATATGTTCCTGAATGTTGGCCTGAATAATCGGGACAAACTGTTTCAGGGCGGCGGACGCACCCGATGTCGGGTCGGACAAGAAGTTTGTCTTGACCTGAATATGTGCCTCATGATCCTGACCGGGGAAGGCTGCGATAGGCATTCCCTTTGTGGCATTCATAATATCCGTGACAGGATCACCCGGCTGGGCTTCCTGCTTCTTCGGGATGACCTGATCAATGTTCGGGAAGTCTGCTGCCTCAAGAACCTGACGGATAAGTTCGGGGGTATTGAACGTCCCCGGGGGTGTCTGTGCTGATAGCTGTAGGGCCAGACTAGACAGGGACAGTCGGTGTGCCCTGCTCGGGATGTTCGGGTCCGAGACGGGGAGAACATCAACCCTGCCGTCAAAATCTTGGGCAAAGATTGTCATATCACCTTCAGGGGTGGCGTACGGGTAGCCGTTCACCGGGACAAAGGTTTCGTTAATCTGGGCCAGAATCTTGAACTGCTGACGCTGGGCATGGTGGAGACGCTTATGAACTGCTGTGAAGAACTTGGCCGATGCTTCGAGCAAGGCCATGGTTGTCCCGACAGGACCGTACGATGCTGCGTCTGAGACAACCTGATCTGTCTGGTCGGCAAACTTCTCGGCTGCGCCGGAGACAAACCCGAGTAGCTGGAAGAGTGTCTGGGACGGTTCTTTGTACGGGAGATTGACGATGGCCTTGTTCAGGTCCATCCCGAGTGCCTCAACTTCCTTGAACTCACCGGGGCTGATCGGGTCGTTATCACCGACAACACGGACACCCTTCGCCTTGAATCCTCCGGGGAGGTTGGCGAACTGTCCGGCATCGACAAGCGCCCTCATCGCAGAGGTGGCCGTCATGGTCAGGTTCCCGATCAGATGGATCAGGCCCAGACCGTAGAATCCGAAACCGGGGACATAACGATAGTGGGTGAAGTGAATCATTTTTTCTGAGAGAGGATCATCTTCACGATAGTTGCGGCGGAGCGACAGGACCGACCGTGACGATTCTTCTACGGTGATGATGTAAGGATAAGGCCGATCATCATCTTCGAGTTCCATGTAGCAGTGCTGCTCAAGGAGGGTGTACTCCGGGTCTTCAGACATGTTCCCGGCCAGACCCATGATCTCATCAATCTTGGATGAAATCTCATTGTCTGATCTGCCCTGCCCGTCAGGCTCGTCTGAGAGGTCTTCAATGTCTGCGTACATCCCGGCACGGATGTCTCTGCGGAGATCGACCGGGGACTTGTAGATGACGTGGGTGTACCGGTCTGCCCGGCGGAGATCAGTTGCTGAATAATTTACATAGAACTGATCAATCGGGATGTGTTCTGCTGTCGGACGGGCCAGACCTGCATCGTAATACATCTTGACGATTGCCGACCCGACGATGGGGAGATGGAAAAGCATCCGCTCCATCTCGTCGAAGTACTCGGGCATCATCTCGGTCAGTTCATA